AAATAGACACATGCGGAGTCTGAGAAAGACGGGTGGTCCACATCTGTCAGGGGGGTTTAATTCCCTCACTCCGCTCCAATACTATGGAGTAAGTGATTAGATTATGTCAAAAAAATATAACGCAAGCGAAACAGGGGCGATGCGTGAAGCGCTCGGTGTTCCTTATTTTCGTCAACTCCCCTTAGAAGCACTGGCAGCAGGTGCGACATCTCTGGAATACGGTGCAATGAAATATGCAGACCGTAACTGGGAAAAAGGTCTTCCTTGGCAACAAATGGTTGACAGCCTCAAGCGTCACATTGATGACTTTGAACGTGGTCATGATTATGATGACGGCGAAGATGGTTCTGACCTTCACCAAGTCTGTATGATTATGGCATCTGCTATGATGTTATCTGCGTCTGTTATTCGTGGTATCGGGACAGATGACCGTATGCCAAAAGTTGCAGACGAAGCGTTATCTGCAAAAGAATGTGCCAAGTGGATGAAAGAACAGTTACAGAATTGTAGGGTGAAAGATAAATAATGGCACAAAAAGAACTTAATATAGAAGAACTAAAGAAGAAAAAGTTATTCATTGCCACTCCTATGTACGGTGGTCAATGTGCTGGTTTCTATACCAAGTCTATCAGTGACTTGATGTTGGTAGCGGGCAAATATGATATTGAAATCAAACTCTATTTCCTATTCAACGAATCGTTGATCACAAGAGCAAGAAACTACTGTGTGGATGAATTCCTTCGCAGTGGTTACACACATCTTATGTTTATTGATAGTGATATCGTCTTTAATTGGAAAGATGTATTGTCACTGTTAGATTTGTGTGATAGTGATGAAGGTAGAGATATCGTCGCTGCACCATATCCCAAGAAGACTATTGCTTGGGAAAAGGTAAAGAAAGCCGCAGACGCGGGTTTCGCTGATGAAAACCCTTTCATGTTAGAAGAATTTACCGCAGATTATGTGTTTAACCCTGTTAAGGGTATTAAGTCATTCTCTGTAAGTGAGATGGTGGAAGTAGAAGAAGCAGGTACCGGCTTTATGATTATCGACCGCCGTGCTTTGGACAAGTATGCAGAAGAGTACAGTGAATACAGGTATCGACCAGATCATGCACGTTCTGAGAAGTTTGACGGTTCTCACGAAATTACCGCATTCTTTGATACTGTGATTGATCCAGAATCGAAGCGTTATCTGTCAGAAGACTACATGTTCTGTAAGTGGAGTCGTAAGATTGGTCTTAAAGTTTGGATGACCCCGTGGGTAAAACTGAAACACATTGGCATGTACGTCTATGGTGGTTCTATGGGCGCAATCGCTGCTATCAATGCTTCACCGACATCATCCAAGGAGTCAAAGAAAAAAAACTACTTGACACCACCAACAAAAAGTGATAGTGTGGGTGCAATGAATCGAAAACAACGCCGTACGGCAAAGAAAGGTAATTAAAATATGAAATTCAGTGAAAATACAATCCTAGTTCTCAAAAACTTCTCGGGTATTAACCCAAGCGTCATGTTCCGAAAAGGCAACGTTCTTCGTACTATCTCGCCACAGAAAACCGTCATGGCGCAAGCAAACATTCCAGATGAAATCGAAGGAGATGCAGCAGTATATGACTTGTCTCGTTTTCTTTCGACCCTCACCTTGTTTGATGATCCAGATGTAACATTTGGTAATGAGAAATTCACTATCAGTTCTGGTCGTCGTAAAGTTGGATATACATATGCGTCTGAGAACATGATTGTATCTCCGCCCAACAAAGAAATTGAACTACCATCGATTGATGTGTCCGTCAAAGCGGAATGGAATGATATCGATAGTGTTCGTCGTGCTGCTGGCGTTCTACAAGTATCCGATATCGCATTTGTCGGTAAGAATGGTAAAATCAGTCTTTGTGCAAAAGACGTTTCCAATCCGACCTCTGACTCATATGATGTTGAGATTGCAGATTATGAAGGTGCAGACTTCAACATGCACATCAAGGTAGATAACTTCAAACTCATTCCTGCGGATTATGAAATCTCTCTTTCTTCTCGTGGGATGGCACATTTTAAATCAGAAATGATCCAATACTGGATCGCAGTTCAATCAAACTAAGGAGTAAATTATGACTGAACAGACTCAAGAACAAGCGCAAACACAAGCGCAAGAAGCAAACCTTTCTCTCCAAGACATCGAACTATGTGTTCGTATTATTGATCTAACGTCAGCACGTGGTGCTATTCGTGGTGAAGAACTTACAACTGTCGGTGTTCTTCGTGACCGATTGGTGCGTTTCCTACAAGCGTCTGGTGTTCAAATGAACGCACAACCACAAACTGAGACAGAAGAAACGCCTGCGCCTCAAGAAACCGCAGAATAATAAGAATAAAAAAGAAAAGAGGGGTTGTCAAAATCCCTCTTTTCGTTTACATTGACTACTATTGAATCAAACATGAGGTTTCTATATTATGACTACAAATACTGATTTTCTTTGGGTAGAACGTTACCGTCCTAAAACTGTTGCAGATACTATCCTCCCTTCCGACCTCAAAAACACTTTCCAAAAATTCGTTGATGATAAAAATGTTCCCAATCTACTTTTGACAGGTCGTGCAGGCGTGGGTAAGACCACTATTGCTAAGGCGATGTTGGAAGAGATTGGTGCAGACTATATTGTTGTCAACGGGTCTATGAATGGTAACATCGATACTCTTCGTGTCCAGATCGCCAACTTTGCGTCCACTGTTTCATTCAGTGGTGGTCGTAAGTATGTTATCCTAGACGAAGCAGACTATCTTAATGCTAACTCCACACAACCCGCACTTCGTAACTTTATGGAAGAATTTTCGAAGAACTGTGGGTTCATTCTTACATGTAACTTCAAGAACCGTATCATCGAACCATTGCACTCTCGTTGTTCTGTTGTTGACTTTAAGATCAACAATCAAGACAAACCTAAGATTGCAGCGCAGTTCTTCAAACGTATCTGTGGTATTCTTGATACCGAAGGCGTCGAGTATGACCAGAAATCAGTTGCAGAACTGGTTCAAACTTACTTCCCCGACTGGCGCCGTGTTCTAAACGAACTACAACGTTACTCTTCCGTTGGTCGTATCGATGCGGGTATTCTTGCTAACAAGTCTGTTGATAACCTTAACAAACTTATTGATTACATGAAAGAACGTAACTTCACCGAAATGCGCAAATGGATTGCTGAGAACTCAGATATCGATAGTGCAGTTCTATACCGCCAACTATTCGACATTCTCCCCACCAAAATCAGTAGCACACAAAGTGTTGCGGATGCAATCATCATCCTCGCTGAATATCAATACAAAGAAGCATTCGTTGCAAACTCCGAAATCAATCGTGTCGCTGCACTTGCTACTCTCATGGCGGAGGTTGATTGGAAATAATGGGTTGGATGAGCAAACTTATCGAACATCACAAACACAAAGCAAAGTGTCTTATCTGTGATGAAATTTGCGGTGAGAATGCCGCTGTTGTTGAATATCGTTATGGCGGTGGTACAGGGAAAGCATTCATATGCGAGAAATGTGCCGACGAAATGGACAAAACAGTATTGGATGATATCGATGACGCCGTTTGAATATATTAACACCATCTCGCACAGTAAGAAAAACGATATGCGAGATACCGAGAATGATACACTAGCAGAGAAAGACTACAATTCATATATCGTGAACAAAGGTCTTTCTTATTTCCCCGACACTATTTTACACGCAAATCTAGTAAACCAATACCACCAGTTAGATAACCGCCCTCAATATGAGTTTTTACTAAATAGTATAAGACCTAAGAAGCGCTTTGCGAAATGGGTGAAAGATGCTGGTGATAAAGATTTGGATTTGGTGTGTGAGTATTACGCATGTAATCGCACTGTAGGTCGCGAATACCTGTCTTTGTTGTCCAGTGATGAACTTGAAATTATGAAACAACAACAAGAAACAGGTGGAATTAAAAATGAATCTAGTAGAAAACCTCGTTGAGGTTGTACTACCAAATGACGAAGGGTTTCTTAAAATAAAAGAAACCCTTACTCGTATTGGTATTGCCTCAAAGAAAGATAAAAAAATATATCAGTCATGTCACATATTGCATAAACAAGGCAAATACTATATTGTTCATTTCAAAGAGTTATTCATGCTCGACGGAAAGATTAATAACTTCTCAGATGAAGACAAAGCAAGACGCAATACAATCGTTAACCTTTTAGAAGAATGGGACTTGATTACTGTAGTGAATCATGGTATGATTGAAGACCCAGTTGCGCCACTGTCGCAAATTAAGATTCTTCCTTACAAGGAAAAGGATCAATGGGAATTGGTAGCGAAGTATAGCATCGGCAAAAAGTAAATATAAAGGATATATTATGACAAATTTTGAAAAAGTAAAAGTGTTCATGGAAACGTTTGGTCAAGAAGTAAAGACTAAACCAGAGTTTCCAGACTTAGACACTGTTGCACTTCGTTATGACTTGATCAAAGAAGAATTAGAAGAACTCTTCGAAGCGATGGGAGAGAAGGATATCGTTGGAGTGGCGGATGCGCTTACTGATATTCTCTATGTTACCTACGGTGCAGGTCACGCTTTTGGTATTGACCTAGATGCCTGTTTCGATGAAGTTCAACGTTCCAACATGAGTAAGTTGGGATCAGACGGTAAACCTATCTATCGTGAAGATGGTAAGGTTCTAAAAGGTCCAAATTATTTTGAACCAGACTTGAAAAAATACCTTTCGTGAATATAAATAAGAGTGGACGCCACAATGGGTCCACTCACATTCATCTTGCTTTAGAGGAGATAACATATGAATACTCGTAGAATCACAACTGATAGTCTACTAAACGATCCGTTCTTCATTGGTTTTGATATCATGGTTAACAAAATGCATCATGTCAATAAGAACTCGACAAAATATCCACCATACAATTTGATTAAAATGGACGAAGAGACCTATCTTATCGAACTTGCTGTTGCAGGTTTTGCTGAAGAGGATTTTGATATCGAATTGCATGATAACATTCTAACTATCAAAGCCCACATTGGTGATCCAGATGTTGGCGTCAATTACATTCACAAATATATTGCAGCAAGGTCGTTTGAGCGTAAGTTCACACTTGCAGACACTATTGAAGTGATGGGCGTTCAACTGGTCAACGGTATGCTTCAAGTTCGTCTTGAAAACATCGTTCCAGAAGAGAAGAAACCAAAGAAGATTCCGATTGGTCGCCAATTAGACCCAGAACTTCTTACCGAATAAAAGCAGGAGGGTGAAAGCCCCTCCACACAACACACAACACAGGAGAAGTAACATGATTACTAATTACGAACAATTCGTAAAGCACAACAAAGCGTTCTATGACGCATTCATCGATTTGAAAGTTGTTGGTTGGAAGTCCTACTCTAAGTCTCTAAACGACTATACTTTCAACTTCTACAAAACACAAATGAAAACTCTTGACGAATCCGTTGAGAAACTTGGCGATATTATGAAAGGTGAATTTGATGGCAAATAAGAACCCGTTTGAAATTCGTGCAGAAATGCTACAACTTGCAAAAGATTATATGGACCAGCAATGGCATATGAATATAGACTTCACACGTCAACTGTTTGAGAAGAACCAAAAGACAGTCGGAGAAATGCAAGACGCACTCAAACCATATTCTATGGACGAGTTGATGGACAAAGCAAAAGAGATGTATTCTTTCGTCTCAAATAAAGAATAATGAGAGGCGCCTTCGGGCGCCTTTTCTACTTGACAAGTTGACCTAGATAGTCTATAGTCAACAGCAAATGTTTATATAATATGAAAGAGGTATCATGATTCTGTCCAAAGAAGATGCGTTGTTCGCAGCACAATATTTCCGAGATTACTTTCAAGACTTCGGGCGCATTGATGATTATCTCCGCCGAGTGAAACTAGAACGTATTTCAAAACTACCAACTATGTTGCCTATGTTTTCATATGGCGATGAAATGTTCTCTGACTTCCGTATACACCCAAATGATATGGATTTCCGTATCTCTGTGGTCGATGGTCCAACCAATCGTATTTTTTCAGAGTATCTTGAAGTTACAACATCACATGCGATTGAAGATAACGTACCAGGTAAAAACCTCAAATTGATGGTCTATGAAACCAACTCTAACAAACTGGTCGGTTTCATCCGCCTTGCATCGCCTGTTCTTAATATGAAACCCCGTAACGAGTTTCTTGGGAAACCACTAGACACATACAACGCAGATGTTATGGCACGTTTCAACAAGTCTGCTGCTATGGGTTTTATCATTGTTCCAACACAACCTTTTGGTTTCAACTACCTTGGTGGTAAGTTACTCGCTGCAATCTGTTGTTCACATAAAGTAAAAGACCTCTTTGATGCTAAGTATGGTATAAACTTGTGTCACTTTGAAACGACTTCTCTGTATGGTACTACTAAATCATCGTCTCAGTATGATGGTATGAAACCCTATCTGCGTAACAAAGGTCTCACAGACAGCAACTTCACACCTCTTTTGAATGATGAAAAATTCCACACGATGAACAAATGGTTCATTGATACGCTCGGTGGAGAGTTGGTGGAACGTGGTGTGTCTTCTCGTAAACTCAAAATCCAAACTAAGATGATATCCATCATCAAAGCGTCTCTGAAAAAGACTTCCGAAACAGATTATGCAGAATTCTGTCAGACTATCCAAGATGCAAAAGGTCTCACAGAACGCAAACGTGTCTACATGTCTGATTATGGATATGCTAACACCAAAGAATATTTGAACCTAGAGACCGATGAACTTGTGAAGAAAGACAACTTCGATTCTTACTCTTTCGATAACTTGGTGGGGTGGTGGAAGAAGAAAGCGACTAACCGTTTTGAGAAATTGAGAGATGAAAACTCACTACGTCTAGAACAAGAAATCTGGTCTGAAAAATCAGACATTGACATTATTCGCTGATTGTGATATAGTCACAAATATCACAAGGAGAAGATATGAATTTCTATACATCCGTTCAACAATACGGTAACAAAATGCTTGTTCGTTCTTTCGAGGATGGTCGCCGTCAACAATACGAAGTTCCATATTCGCCTTACCTCTTCGTAAAAGACAACAGTGGTAAGAGTGAATATGTTACTGTGTTTGGTGACCCTGCTGCTAAAATCGAATTTGAATCCATCCGAGAGGCAAAGGAATTCACAAAGAAGTACGAAGGTGTTCAAGGTTTCGAATTCTTTGGGATGACTTCGTTTGTGTATCCGTACCTCAACGATAAGTTTCCAGGTGAAGTCAAGTATGATCGTAAGCATATCAACGTGGTTTCGCTCGATATCGAAACTATGGCAGATGGTGGGTTTCCCGACATTGCAACTGCGAACAAGGCACTTACTGCTATCACTATCAGTGATGGTGAACGTTTTGTGTTCTTGTCTGTCAAGGAATACAAACCACACATTGAAAACGTGAAGGTCATTCGTTGTCGTGACGAAAGGGAGTTAATTGCTCGTTTTGTCGAAGAGTGGCGTCAGATGGACCCCGATATCATCACTGGTTGGAACGTGGAAGCATTCGATATTCCATACCTGATCAATCGTATCAAGGTGGTATCTGGTGATGAAATGGCGAAACGTCTTTCGCCTTGGAACAAAATCCGTGAGAGTACACAGAAACAACACGGTAACGAAATCCAGACTTATGATATCTTCGGTGTCGCTGTCATGGACTACATGCTTGTTTACAAAAAGTGGACTTTCACCACACAAGAGTCGTATCGACTTGACCACATTGCGAACGTAGAACTTGGCGTTGGTAAACTAGATTATTCCGAGTATGGTTCGTTGCATGGTCTGTATGAACAGAACTTCCAACTGTATGCGGAATACAACATTCGAGATACCGAAATCATCAACCAACTTGACGAAAAGTTGAAGTTGTTGGACTTGGTTCTTGCACTTGCGTATGACGCTAAACTTAACTATGCAGACGCATACACTTCTGTTCGTATGTGGGATGTTATCACACACAACTATCTTATGGATAAAAAGATTGTGGTTCCGCAGTATAAGAACTCTGGTGAAGATTTTGAATTCGCTGGTGGTTACGTGAAAGACCCATATACGGGCAAACACGATTGGGTTTGTTCTTTCGACTTGAACTCGCTCTATCCACACTTGATTATGCAATACAACATCTCGCCCGAGACATACAGGGGGCAACATCCGATGATTAGCAAGAGTGTTGATGCTGCTCTTGACGGTGCATACAATACAATTCACGAAGACTTGAAAAAACACAACCTCGCAGTCACACCAAACGGTTGTCTGTGGTCTCGTGACAAACAAGGTTTCCTTCCTGCACTTATGGAAAAGATGTATCTTGACCGTAAGATGTATAAGAAGAAGATGCTTGATATGCAACAGAAGTATCAAGACACAGGTGATAAATCGTTTGCGGATGAATCACTTCGACTGGACATGACCCAACTTGCCAAGAAAATCCAATTGAACTGTGCTTATGGTGCGTTGGGTAATCCGTGGTTCCGTTGGTTCAATCCTAAGTATGCAGAGTCCATCACATTGGGTGGTCAAATGTCAATTCGTTGGATTGAACGTGAAGTCAATAAGTTTCTCAACAAGAAGTTGAAAACGGAAGACTATGATTATGTTATTGCCTCTGACACGGACTCTATCTATCTGCGTTTGGATAAGGCGGTTGATGTTGCGTATGGTGACAACAAACCAGAAACAGACAAGATTGTTGACTATTTGGACAAGGTCTGTGGTCAACTACTCGAACCATTCATCGATAAGTCTTATCAACAGATGGCAGGGTATGTTCATGCGTTTCAACAGAAAATGCTCATGAAACGCGAGGCCATCGCGTCTAAGGGTATCTGGACGGGTAAGAAACGATATATCCTTAACGTTTACAATAACGAGGGTGTTGCGTATGCCAAACCGAAACTCAAAATCATGGGGATCGAAGCGGTTCGCTCTTCCACACCTTCCTCTTGTCGTGAGAAGATTAAGGGATCACTTGATATCATCATGAATGGTACAGAAGACCAACTAATCGACTTCGTCAGTGGTTTCCGTAAAGAATTCCGTGAACTCCCGTTTGAGAAGGTGGCGTTTCCACGTAGTCTTAATAATATGAATAAATATCGTGATGCGTCTATGGGATGGAAGAGTGGTACACCAATCGCTGTCCGTGGTGCATTCATATATAATCAGATGATTAAAGATGAAAAACTATCAAACGTTCTGGAAAAACTCAAAGATGGGGATAAGATTAAGTTCTCCTATCTCAAAGTTCCCAATCCTGCTCGACAAAACGTTATCAGTTGTTTAGATGAACTACCTGAAGCATTTAATCTACACCAATACGTGGATTATGACACACAGTTCGAGAAAGCGTTTGAACTTCCACTTCGTGGTATCACGGACGTTATCGATTGGAAACTAGAACGTATCAACACACTAGAGGACTTTTTCTCATGACAGAAATTTTCGATTTTGGATTCACCGCAGTAACGGAAGACGAACTCGCTTCCGTAGAAATCTCTAAGAAGATTGCAGAAGAATCATCAGCAACGGCAGAAGAGTTGGAAAAGAGACTTGATGGTTTGTACAATGCCATCATTCCGTTGTTAAACAACTTAAAAAAGAACCCCGAAAAGGATTACATCTTATGGCCCGACCGATTATTAAAGGTCGAACAATTTGAGTCACATTTGATGAAAATCTATAAAGGTTCTTGACAACCACGTGTTTGCGTGTTATAGTCAGTCAATTGCATTTACAAGGAGAATATTATGTCACTAATCGACAAAATCATGAAGAACTCAACTATCAAATCCACTGCTCCTATTATGGACAGTAAAGTCTTTGGTAAAAAAGATATGTCACCCACACCAGTGCCAATGGTGAACGTTGCTCTATCTGGTCGTGTAGATGGTGGTCTTGTACCTGGACTGCTAATGCTTGCAGGACCATCTAAACACTTCAAATCAGCGTTTGCTTTGCTGATGGCTGCAGCATACCAAAAGAAGTATAAAGACTCCGTAATTCTGTTCTACGATTCGGAATTTGGTACACCAACATCTTACTTCGAATCTTTTGGTATTGATATGGATCGTGTAGTCCACACACCTATCACAGATGTTGAGCAATTGAAGTTTGATATTATGAAGCAACTCGACCAAATCGAAAAGAATGATAATGTTGTTATTCTTATCGACTCGATTGGTAACCTCGCTTCGAAGAAAGAAGTAGATGATGCTATGGACGGCAAATCAGTTGCCGATATGTCTCGTGCAAAGCAGATGAAGTCTCTCTTCCGTATGGTAACGCCACACTTAAACCTCAAAGACATTCCTTTGATTGCAGTCAATCACACATACAAAGAGATTGGTTTGTATCCGAAAGATATCGTATCTGGTGGGACAGGCGCCTATTATTCGGCTGATGCTATCTGGATTATTGGTCGTCAACAAGAGAAAGACGGCACTGAGATTGCGGGTTATCACTTCGTAATCAATATTGAAAAGTCTCGTCATGTGCGTGAGAAATCTAAGATTCCAATCACCGTTACATTCGAAGGCGGTATCTCTAAGTGGTCTGGTCTTATGGACGTAGCAGAGAAGCTTGGTTATCTACGTAAGCCTAAAGTTGGTTGGTACGAAGCTGTTGATCCGACTACAGGTGAAGTTCTAAGTGAAAAACTTATGAGAGCCAAAGAAGTGAACTCAAGCGGTTCATTCTGGAAAATGATGTTCGAAAAAACTGATCTTGCAAACGCCATCAAGAATCAGTATACTATGGCAACTAGATCACTAATGTCCGAAGAAGATTCTGATGATGGTGTGGAATACGAAGAAAACAAAGAAACTGAAACAGAGGCGTAAAGTATGCTAGAGAATACCATTCTGTCTAACCTAGTCGAGAACGAAGACTATGCTAGAAAGGTATTACCGTTTATCAAACCAGATTATTTTGATCTAGTTTCTGAAAAGACGGTGTTCAACGAAATCTCGAAATACATTGACAAATACAACGGGCTTCCTACCAAGGAGGCCCTACGTATTGCAATGAGTGAGAATGATAAGTTTAGTGAAGACCAGTATAAAGAAGTAACAAATCTTATCGATTCGTTATCTTATGATAAGAAAACGGATGTGAACTGGTTGGTTGATAAGACTGAAAAGTTTTGTCAAGACAAAGCATTGTTCAATGCTGTCCGCGAATCTATTCTCATTCTAGACGAAAAACACAAAGAATTGGATAAAGGTTCCATTCCAGAACTTCTATCTAAGGCACTTGGTGTTTCGTTTGATAGTAGTATCGGTCACGACTTCATCGATGATGCTGATGTTCGATACAAATTTTACCACACAAAAGAAGACAAGATACCTTTTGATATCGACCTTCTTAACAAAATCACAAAAGGCGGTCTATCCCGCAAATCACTCTCTGTCGCTCTCGCAGGTACGGGCGTGGGTAAGACTTTGTTTATGACACACTGTGCTGCTGCAAATATGATGGAAGGGTTGAACGTTCTCTATATCACTATGGAGATGGCAGAAGAACGTATTGCAGAACGTGTTGATGCTAACTTGTTAGATTTGACAGTCGATGAACTGCGTGAAATCCCAAAAGATGTTTATGTCAAACGTATGGACCGTGTTAAATCAAAAACAACTGGCAAACTCATTGTCAAGGAATATCCAACTGCGAGTGCTGGTTCTGCACACTTCCGCCACTTGCTGAATGAACTAAGACTCAAAAAGAACTTCATACCAGATATCGTCTATATCGACTATCTAAACATCTGTATGTCTTCTCGTATGAAACATAGTTCTAACGTAAACTCTTACACGATGATTAAAGCGATTGCCGAAGAGTTGCGAGGTCTAGCAGTAGAATTCAATGTGCCTATCATGTCTGCTACACAGACAACACGTTCTGGATATGGCAGTTCCGATCTTGGACTTGAAGATACTTCTGAGAGTTTTGGTCTACCTGCGACTGCTGACTTTATGATTGGTCTAATCTCAACCGAGGAACTTGAATCTCTTGGTCAGTTAATGATCAAACAGTTAAAGAACCGTTGGGGTGATACCAACTACATGAAACGTTTCGTGGTCGGTATTGATCGTTCTAAGATGCGTCTATTCGATGCAGAACAAAGCGCACAAGACGATTTGATGGACGACACACCTATGATGGACCGTGGCAACGTTGGTGAGAGACTAGGCGCTGAAAGGAATGACGACTTTGGTGATGGTGTGGTTAACTTCAGAAAGAAGAAAGGAAAACCAAAATTTGAAGGATTTAAATAATTGTCCTATAGTGTTTTAAAAAAATACAAAGAGTATGTTATAAAAGAAAAGGACACGAACCATGTAGTGTTCACCACCGATGATGAACGAGAGGCGAGGAAGATGTGTAGGTCTCTAAATCTTGGTTCTGGGTTTAATGGGTTTACCCCATATTTTATGACAATTACCTACCTACAAAACAAGAAAAAAGGCAATCAATAAAGATTGCCTTTTTACTCACTTTGATACGTGGCAGGTCCGAACCCCACGGACATACTTGATGTGACACCTGCTATTCCTGTTGTATGATTTCTCAAACACTTGCCTCTTACGTTATTTACACACGTACTAACACGCACCCGCGACTATTTATACAAAAAGAGTTGCCAAGAACATGCGAATCGTGTATTTTTTAGTAGAAAGGTGAAAAAATGTTGTATGAAGTCGAAAATATTCCTGAGAGTGTGACATTTGAACAACTAGACAGTGTGATATCTTTCACTCTGAATGCCCTAGATTTCGATTGCGACTCTCAGTTGGTCATCGAATTCGATGATACTATGGAAGTGGGTCAGTGCGGTTTCTTCGAATATGACGAAGACGAACTTCTTATAAGTATATCTCATCTATTACAAGGTGAAGAGATGCTTCGGACTATCATCCACGAATTGGTCCATGCACGTCAGATACTTACTGGTCAGTATGTGCCAGGTGAGGGACGCAAGGCAGGGACGTGGGAAGGTGTCACGTATGACTGCGATTACATGAACCTACCGTGGGAAAAGGAAGCGTATGCTTTAGAGGAGACCATCTATGAAAGTTACCGACTTCATTAATGAGTGCGTTTCATACAATGGAACGAATTTAGACAAAGAGTTAACAGACGCTCTGGATACATCAATGAACATGTCCGTCCCTTGGTATCTCATGGCGTCTTATGCTTACTACGAAGAAGACGAACCAATCCTATCGGATTCGGCATTTGATAGACTTGCAAAGAGGATGTCAGAACATTGGGGTGGAATAAAACATCAACACAAAGACTATATTAGCCTTGACATGTTGAACGGTGGCACTTATATTGGAGAGTATCCACCACGTGTCAAAGGTGGACTCGATTCTTTGCGAAATGTATATAAAATTGGTGGGAAACACAAAAATGCCTAAAACTCTATATGAAGAAATTGTTGAAGCGATTGAAGAAGCGAAAATCCTAGAATGCGCAAGAGAAGAGTTTGATAAAGACCACATGTTGTTTGTAGCACAGAAACTCTCTGGCGCGCCGTTTTCCTTTATTGAACAGGTCTACCGACCATGACATTCTGGGCAACACTTTGGTATGCAGGCGTTGTTGTCGTAACTCTTGGTTATGAGGGGCAAACACTAAAACAGTGTAATCGACTCGGTGAAGTTATGATGCATGACATTACATCTGCCTATGCCGATCCGGTCGTTTTGAAGTCGATACAGGAATTGAGGTCATTCCCAACCGACGAATTCTCTTTCACATGTGAAGAAAAAATGTTACCTGTTCACGAAAAATATCAATAAACCT